TCCCATTAGGTGCGTCAGCATTTGCAGACGATATTGATGTTGTAGAGGCTTTTGGCCCACCTGATTTAATTTCAGGAAGCCCAAATATAGGCAGTGCATCATTAGTACAAAATCACAACCTTTTGGGTAATGCGTTAAATTCAGCAAACCCAGAAATACAAAGCTCTGTAATAGAGCAGAATGAAGCCCTATCTGCAAGCGGCGTAACTACTGCCCCCGCTTTTGCAGATGACGCTGATATAGTTGAAGGTAATAACTTTAATGCTGGTAATGTTTACACTGGCGCTCCGTTGCTATCTACAACAGAAATAGATCAAAATCACAATTTAGATGCTGTTAATATTTTAACTTTTGACATTTTCATGCCAGTATTAACAGGCGTTCAGGATCACAAAATTCAATCCCCCAATATAATTTCGGGGCTTCCTGTGGTTGGCAACCTTACAATGTCTGAGGGTGAGACATTCAATGTCGGGGAACTTAATTCTGGAATTCCTGATGTTCAATCTGCTGATTTGGATCAAGAGCATCCTTTTGCAACGAATGATGTAATAACTGACGCACCCACATTCGGATTGCCATTTATACTTGAAACAACTCCGCTCCTTTCAGAAAATATTGAAACAGGTGCCTTGGAAATAGAAAGCGCATCTATTTCTCAAGATCATATAGTATCAACGGCAAATATTGTTACTGATACACCGCAAGCTGATTTCGCATCTATAAATCAAACCCATATTGTTTTGGGTAATGACATAACAATTAACCTTCCAATCGTTTCAAACGCAACGATGTCGGAAGATGAGACCTTTGCAACCGGGGAGCTTTCCACTGAACCACCCGTTCTTGATGCGTCAAGCATTGGTCAAGGGCACAACCTTGCCGGGATTGATCTTTACTCCCAAGCGCCGATCTTTGACACCAGTGTCATTGAGCAAGATCACAAGGTCATTGGTTATACTTTAGAAACCGGAAGTCCTGATGTTCGCTCTGTCTCAATGTCAGAGGAAGAAACCTTCAACACTGCGGAAGTGTTTACTGAAGCCCCGGTTCTTGGAACTGCATCCATAAATCAAGAACATCAAATCTTGCCCGGAGATTTGACTGGATCGCAGCCACAGCTTGATAATGTAATTATATTCCAAGACCACAAAGTTTCCGGCTCCTCAATTGAAGCCGGGGCTCCAGTTTTGGATACCGCCCCTGTCTTTGAAGATGAAACATTCGGTGGATCAAATATCACAACGGGCTTACCGTCCGTTCCAAGCTCTGACTTTGTAGAGACAAACGTATTTACAGTGGTTGAGCTTGTTACTGGAGTTCCAGTAATTGATGATACATTTGCCTTTGAGGCAGAGAGCTTTGATGCTGATGGAATTACAACTGGCGCACCAGAAGTTCCGTCACTTATCTTCGATGCTGGTCTTAGGACCATTTCCAATGTAAACTACTCCAGAAATGCAATGACTATAACAAGCTCAAGAAATGAGGCCGCATAATGCCTTTTACGATCAAAAGAAATGATACCAGTCCGGTTCTGCAAACTGTTTTAACTGATCCATTAGGTAATGTTATTGATTTAACAGCCGCAGATGTGCGCTTTCACATGAAGCAATATAGAAGCTCAACCGCAAAAATTGATGCTGCGGCTACAATTGTGAATGAGGATGCGGGTTTGGTTCGCTATGAGTGGCAAATTGGCGACACGGACACTATCGGTTCCTATCAAGCCGAATTTGAAGTCAGCTTTATTGATGGAACGGTTGAGACCTTCCCAAATGCTGATTTCATTCAAGTTGATATAATTTATGATTTAGCGTGAGGTTGAAATGGCGGGTCTTAGAGTAGTTACGGAGCCAGCGGTTGAGCCAATCACCGTTATTGAAGCGCGGGAGCACCTTCGCTTGGATGATGATGTCGATAAATCGCAGGTCATGTCATATATAGTTGCGGTTCGTGAGTGGGCTGAGAACTACACAGGGCGTCATTTGATTAGTCGCTCTATGCAAATGTACCTTGATGGAGCAAGCCAAAAAGATACCCCTCTTTGGGAGGGTATGAGGACAGGTGTGGATGTCATTGATTACCAAAACTACATTGAATTTGATGTCTGCCCGGTTCAATCGGTTACTTCAATTAAGTATTATAATGATGATGACACTGAAAATACTTGGGACGCATCCAATTATTATGTGGACACCATTTCTCAACCAGCGAAGATTGTCCTGCGAACAGGTGGAACATTCCCAACCGATTTGAGACCTGCAAACGGTTTGGAGATTAATTTCACTAGCGGATATGGTGATAATAATACTGATGTGCCAGAGGCCATTCGCGTGGCAATGCTCCAATATATGACCTTCATCTATGAGCATCGCGGTGATTATGAGAAAGACATCAAGGAACCCGCTGTTCTTCAGTCGTTGCTGAACCCATATCGCACTCTTCGCTTTAACGCGAATAGCTACAATAAAATGTTCAAGTCGGGGATAAGCTAATGCCTGTAGGCCGTATGCGTCAAAAGTTGGAGCTTCAGCATAAGACCACCACGCCCGATGGCGGCGGCTCTGATGGCCTAACCGCTTGGAGCACATATGCGACCGTCTACGGCTCTATCGTTGCTAAATCAGGCGGAGAGCGGCTCTTTGGCGATCAGTTGCAGGAACCTATCACTCACATCATCACCATTCGTTTTCGGCGCAACTTTACCTTCAAGAACAGAATTCAATATAGCTTCGTGAATAACGGTGCTTCTGTAACCCGTGTTTTCAATATCAAGCGGGTAATAAACGTGGATAGCCGTGATAAATATCTTGAGGTTATGTGTGTAGAAGGCGTTGCTACATGAGTTCAATCCGCACAAAGGTCACAAGAAAGAATAGATCAAAACAGGTTACTGATGCTTATAATACAAAGGTTCAAAGTATTATTGCTCTTGGCGGTCAGTTGGTGCGGAATACAGCGGTCAAATCCATCCAACAGCACCAATCTCAAGGCGTTACATACGGAAACCACACGGCCTCAACTCCCGGCAACCCTCCAAATTCAGATACGGGCTATTTGGCAAGCAATGTTTTTGTTGTAATAGATCAAAACAAAATGGGTTCTTCAGTGGAAAGCCGCGCTGATTATTCAGAGGCTCTTGAGTTTGGAACCAGTAAGATGGCCGCTCGTCCGTTTATGCAACCCGCACTTGAGGAAAACAGGCGGAAAATCATCCAGATGTTCGCTAAATTGAAAGCAAGAGGTGTATAATGGCTTTACATTCATGGGAGCTTCAAAAGGCTATATTCACCACTCTTAGCGGGAGCGTTAGGGGAATGGACGCAGCTAATGTGCCTGTTTTTGATGATGTGCCAGAAGGCACGGAATATCCATATGTTGTTATCGGAGAGGAAACTGCCGCGAACAATGGAACTAAAACTCTTGATGGGATTGAGCACACATTAACCATCCATGCTTGGTCCAGATATAGAGGGCGGCGCGAGATCAAAGAGATCATGCAAAGCGTCTATGAAAACCTACATAATACTGATATAAGTGTTACAGGTGCATCGTTGGTTAATATTAGACAGGAGTTTAATACTACGCTGGCGGAAACTGATGGTATTACGCGGCACGGGGTTATGAGGTTCCGGGCTGTCGTGTTTGACAACTAAGGAGTAAGATCATGGCGGCTCAAAAAGGTTCAGCCCTATTATTAAAAATCGGCGCAGATGCTACTGCCGCCGCGAGTGCGGATACATACACAACAGTTGGCGGTTTGCGCTCAACTGGTATCACATTGAACGATGAAGCGGTTGACGTAACAACCAAAGACAGCGCAGGGGTTCGAGAACTTCTGGCNAATGGCGGCATCCAAACTTGCTCCATTTCTGGTTCTGGTGTTTTTACAGATGCGGCCTCTGAGACAACTTTGAAGGCGGCTTTCGGCGGCGCTAACTTTGCGAACTTTGAAGTTATCATTCCTGATTTTGGTACATACCAAGGCAAATTCATGGTGGCTTCTCTTGAGTATTCAGGAGAGCATAATGGTGAAGCAACGTATTCTGTAACTCTTGAGAATAGCGGCGCTTTCACATTCACCGCTGCATAATAGGGGCAAAACTGATGGCTTGGATAAATGCGACTGTCGAATTTGATGGGGTTTTCTATTTAAGCCACCGGAGGGGAATTATATTCGTGGTTCCTTATTGTTCTGGCCTTGAGGTTGGAGACAGCTTCAAGGCCGATGGCTCTCAATTTGAGGTGCTAACTGCTGTAAATCTACATGATCGCAGCGAAGTTATTTTAATGGATGTAAAGGAAGTCAAGAATGACAAATCCAAAGCGCGGAGAAATGGTTCTGGAAATCGGGGACCAAAAGTTCAAAGTAAAGATTACGATGGACACATTGATGAGAATTGAAACGGCAATCGGCAAAGGCATTTTGAAAGTAGCACAAGGTCTTTCTGAGGGCGATATGTCTGCAACTGAAATGGTTGCCATTCTTACGCCAATCTTGCGTTCAAGTGGTAAAGACCTGAAAGACAAAGATGTAGCAAATATCATTTGGGAAGCTGGTTTTGCTGAAGGCCTGAAGGCGGTTGCTGAGGTTATTGCGTTTATCATTGGGGGAAATGAGGGAAACGCAGTGGAGGCGGAGATCGCATAGAAGAACTTCCGTGGGATAGTTGGATGCAATTAGCACTTGGAAAAATGCAAATTAGACCAGATGATTTTTGGTCAATGTCTTTTGAAGAGTTTATGAGCGCGGTCCAAGGCTTCTCAGAGTTCCATTCTAACGGTTCTTCGCCTCCAATGGATAAAGATGAACTTAATGACCTGATGGAAAGGTATCCCGACTAATGGCCACCACAGTAGATACCCTTTTGGTTCGCATTGAAGCGGATATGTCAGATTTAAAGCGCGATCTCAAAAGGATTGGCGATCAAACTGAAACAACAACCACAAAAATGTCATCTTCATTTCGTAAGGTCGGCGGAGCCCTTGCGGCGCTTGGGGGTGCGGCGGCTCTTGGTGGTCTGGTCAAGGGCTTCATCCAAACTGGTGCAGAGGTTGAAAACCTTGGCGTAAGGTTCAATACTTTATTTGGATCGGTAGAAGAGGGATCAAAGGCATTTCAGGTAATGTCTGCATATGCCTCTCAGGTTCCATTTTCATTGCAGGAAATTCAAAGGGGTGCCGCGCCTCTTGCTACAGTGGCAACAAATGCTGACCAGCTTGGCCAAGCAATGCTTCTCACTGGTAATATCGCCGCTGCATCCGGTCTTTCTTTCGATGAGGCCGCTGGAAACATTCAAAGGGCATTGACCGCTGGCATTAATTCTGCCGATCAGTTTAGGGAGCGTGGCGTAAGTGCTATGGCTGGCTTTGAGGCTGGAACATCATATAGCGTTGAGCAAACCTTAGAGAAGCTCAATGAGGCTTTTGGCGCGGGTGGAAAATATGATGGTATTACTAACGATCTAGCTAATACAACCAATGGTGCTCTCTCCATGCTTGGTGATAGCTGGTTCAACTTTCAAAGAACAGTGGCGGAAAGCGGCCTTAATGACAGTTTTAGAGATTTAGTTAATACTTTGAAGCCATTGCTTGACCAGCTTAGACCACTTGCGGTCTTGATCGGTAGGGTTTTAGCCGCTGGCTTCAATTTCCTCAGCTATACAATTAGAATTGTAACAGCTTATATGGATCAATTGGCTGTTGCTACAGCTGCTTATATCGCATTGAGATTAAGCAAGACTATTTTCAATACTGTACGTCAAATGCAAAGTTTGGCCAGAGTAGCATTGATAAACAGAAACGTCTTTAAGTCTTTAGGTGCCATAATTCGAAAAAACCCCTTAATTCTTTTGGCTCTTGGCGCGGCTTTTGCGGTGGAGAAGCTAGGTGGTTTTGAGGAAACTTTAAAAAAATTAGAGGAAAAATTCCCAAGAGTATTTGGCGGCATAAGTGACAGCGCCTCTGAGTTTTTTGACGGTATGGGCGAGGGTATGGAAGGACTTAACGATCTTTTAAGTCAGCCCCTACAAATAGATATAGCTGGTGGTCTTAGTAACGGAAAGAAAGCTGGCGA